CTTGTAGAATACCTTTGAAGTTTAAAGGTTTCAAATATAATAGACACTCTCTTAAAATGTTTGCAACTTCGCCTGTGTGATTTCTTTGAATATCTGCTGGTGTATAATTAATCTTTGGTGTTTTATTGAATAAACTTTTTGTTGCAACAAAGAACTTACCATTTGATGGATCGATTCCAGCAACAATCGCTGGTGCGCCATCCCACTTCACAGTAAGATTAACTTTCTTGTTTGATGAACCTTGTAGCATATCACGTAACGCATCTAAAAAGTTTAGAGCATTCTCTCCACCTTTTGCACCATTCAGAATAATATCATCTTCTAAATGTTCTAAGTGTGTGTTTGCGTCTTCTAATAAAAGTTCCATTACCAACTTATCCTATTGTTAAAACTTACGTCTGGTTCTATTGCCATAAACTTAATCAATGCTTCCCAAGACTTACTAACTAATTCTTTTACTCTATTCCAAAAGCCTTCGAACCAATTAGCAACTTTGTCATATGCTCTCTTTATAACATCCATTATACCCTCTGTCAATAAGTCTGCATTTTTAATTTCTTCTTCTACAACCATCTTAACACCTAGACCAACTGCTGACCAAAATGTATAGTAACCAGTTTTGCCTTTTGGATTTGTTGGTGATTTTAATTGTGAAGATGTATTTTGTGTAGACTTAAATTTAACATCTGGTCTAACTTGTTTTGCAATCTTCTTAACGTATGGGTCATTCATTGATTTAACTCTATGACCTTGTGCATTTCCATCATAGTCTGTAACTAAGAAGTAATCAGCTGTACCTTCGCTGTTATCAAACTTAGTACGACCTGTCATTGCTTCATATGTAAATGCTTGTGCAAATCTTGGATTCGCATTAAATATTTTTCTTAAATCTTGTTTAAATGCTTTGTGAGCTTCATCTGCTTTCTTTAGTATTTCTACTTCAGCAAACTTGCCTGCTTTTTCTAAATCTGTTTTACTACCTTTGATACCCATCTTAGATAAATCTGTTGACGGTAAAAGATTGTCCATCTGTTTACCTAATGCTTTTACTGACTTGTCTAAAGATTGTTTTGATGTTTCTGCAGCCACATAGAATGTAGCAGAGGCTTCTGCTTGACCACCAGACATGAGTTGAGCATCACCTGTTTTAAGTGATATTCTATCTCTGCCTATTACGAAATCTGTTTTTGGAGTTAGTGTAGAACCCTTTGCACCACCTGGTCCAAAGTATGTGTTCCATTTCTTAGATGCAGGATAAGAGTTCTTTGGAAACTTACCCTTACCTGATAGTCTTAAACTAGATACAATTTTCTTACCAACCTTATCAGAGTTTTTGATAAGACTAGATTTAAATTTAGGACCACCTGCAGCTGCTACGATAACTTTTTCCATATCATAGGCGGCTGTAGTATCGCCTTCTAAAATAAGATTATCAATTAGATAATCTCTAAAATTTTGCATTTTGCACTTCTCCCATGTACAATCTTATACCACATATCCCATTACAAGTCAAGTAAATTCGATAGTAATATTTATAATTCTTTAGTACACAGGAAGTTAGGAATGCCTTGATTATACTTCCAAACTTGATGTTTATTTTGGAAATCTGCTAGTTTTTGTGCGTCTTCTTCAAAGTCATAGACTGCGACAATCCGTTTGGCGTTCTCTCTGACTTGCCAGTAGAGTTCTTTGCCCCTTTTTGCGAGCTTGATAGTATACTTTAATTTCTTAGAATACACTCTTTTTTTACGAGAAGTTGCCATAAGTATTACCTTTGTTCTTCTTTATATATGATTCGAGGGCATCTTCATCTTTCTCCTCGACTTGTTGACCAATTAAAGTTTGTGCTGATTGTTCAACATCAAATAGTTTCATTCTTGCTCGATCTACACCAATAACAAACTTCTTATTCATTGTAGGATCGTTGTATCTATTCTTTAGTTGTTTTACCATCATCTGACCTGCTTGTTCTAACTCATCGTTAGAGATTAACGCAAACATAAAATCTGCTGTTGCAGGTAGACCAAATGATTCGGAAGTATCTTCAAGGCCAACATCTGTAGACACGAAACCAGTTCTTGTAGTTTGTGTCGCTGTCATAATAGGTAAGTTGGATTCTACAGCCAACCCTCTAAGTTCTTCAGCAATTGCCTTAACATATGTGTAACTATTAACATTGGCACCAGGTTTGAAACGTGAACTAGCACAGATATTGATGTAATCAATAAACACAATATCTGGCTTGAACGTTTTCTTCAAAGCCAATTCATTGATCAATGCTTTGAAGTGACCAGCACCAGCAGAGGCAGTAGGATATTCTTTGATAACTAATCTACCTGTTGTTGCCTCTTTTAATTTTTGTATCTTGTCTGAGAATAATTTCTTATTTAATGAATGTAAATCATCTGTAGAAATATTAAGTAAGTTTGCATCTATTCTTTCTGCAATTCTTTCCTCTGCCATTTCCATAGTGATATACAAAACATTTTTATTAATCGACAATGCATGTGCAGCCATGTGTGTCATAAACATTGTCTTACCAACACCAGTACCTGCCAATGCAACGTTCAACGTTTTGTTTGGCAAACCACCTTTGGTAATCTTGTTGAAGTATGATAAATCAAATTCAATACGTTCTAGTTTTTGATGATAGTAATCAAATCTTCTATCAACATCATCTAAATAATCATGGCCAACATGAGAATCAAAAGAGACACCCAATGCATCGCTTAGTATTTCTGGTATCGCTTCTGGTGTCCGTCTTGTATCTTTACGCTCAAGTATTTGAATACCATCCATCACTGCGTTATGTATCGCACGATCTTTACAAAACTTCTCTGTAGTTTCTACTAACCAATCTAAATTAATATCTTCAGGATTCAAAGATTGTATCAAAGCAACAATCTGTTTGTATTCTTCATCCGTAATATCTCTACGGTTCTGAATATCAATCTCTAAAGTTTCTCTGGTTGGAAGTTTGTTATACTGAGTTGTGAATTTAAAGATTTCACTAAACAAAATCTTTTCTAAACGATTTGAAAAGTAATCTTCTTTAATAAAAGGTAATACCTTTCTACTATAATCTTCGTTATGTATTAGATTCTTTAGTGTGGTTCTTTCTATTCTTTCGCTCATTTCATCTCCAGTTGTATGTTTTCATGTAGTATATCACTTGTTAGTTTCTTAAATTCTTCACTTTCAGTATCACAATCTTTTGGATTATGAATTACAGTGTAGTCATATTTAACTCTTAGTTGACCGTCTTCTTCTATAAATTTGACACTGCCATAAACATACTGAACATCTTTAAACGGACCTTCATCAATATTGATTAGATCGTGTTCGTATCTAATATGTTGTACGTATCTATACTTCGGTAGAGCCATAAGAAAATTCTTTTTTAGCAGCTTCTTCTAGTTGCTCCATAATTTCTTTTGTGAAATATTTCTCTGGTTCATTCTGTATAGTTTTCGAATATTGTTTACTGCCATCTGGCAATTCAATTCTTGTTGATACTTGTTTGAAGATACCATATTTTAATGCCAAGTCTAATAGACCATAGTGTCTATCTAAACCTGTTTCATATCTCAATCTTGTATCAACCATTACGTTCTCTTTAGATAATCTACTTTTATGAGTTTTACAATGGATGATGTTACCGATAATATCAGTACCATCTTTTTCTTTTTTCTTAGATAGGTATACGATAGTTGAGGCTGCATACTTCAAGCCTGAACCACCACCCATTTCTTTTTGTGGAAACATTGAACCAATCACATCGTAAGTATGATTAGTAATCACAAGTGGCACTTTCGCTTTACCAAGTTTCAATGTCAACACTCTAAATGCAGCCTTGACAACTTGACTTCGTGTCATGTCTCTTGTTTCTTTACCATCTGCTGTATCTTCAATCTCTTTTGTTGTAGATAACATACCCAAAGAATCTAATACCATAAACAATGGTTTTCTTTTTGATTCATCTATTTCCAAATAAGAATCCAATACTCTTAATGATTGTGTTCTAAATTCTTGTACTGTTGTCACTGGCATGATTGCAATACGTTTTGTATCAATGCCACGACTTTCAACTAAATCTTTTGTTAATGCACTTTCTGATTCGAAGTATACCACGTTGGCATCTGGATTATTATCCAGAAAGTTTTTCACCATTCCTAATACAAAGAATGTCTTACCAGTTGCACTTTCGCCAGCGATAGCTGTGATCTTATTTCCAGGAAGACCACCTTGAAGTGAACCTGATATCAGGCCGTTGAAAATATACGAACCTGTATCAATGAAATTAGCAACGTCACCTGCCTCAACACCATCGTCAACAATGGCTGCAAATTCATTACCAGTCTCTTTGATTATATCTTTTAAAAAATCACTCATTCAATTACTCCATTTTAATAGGGCTATTATACCACATTTTTTACTTTTTGTCAAGGTTTATTTTACTCAACACGTTATTATATATCGATTCTGCAATCGACTTCATCATTAGAGGGGGCACCATTCTGCCTACTCTCTCTGCCTTTTGATTCCACTTACCAGTGAGTTTGAAGTCATCTGGTAGTGACATTATACGTTTCAGTTCGCCTAGTGTTAGTTTTCTAGGTTCATTCCAATGAAACGCACCTGCGTTTGTTTGTCCATTACCCATTGCTGTCAGTGTGGGTGCTGGTGCATATTCTGAAACACGTTTTAAATTAAAGTGATGACCTTTTGGATGATAGTCACCACCAGTCAAAACTTTATCAGGATTAGTCGGCATCTTACTACCTGTGTCTTTCCAATATGCTGTCTTTGTAAACTTCTCAGTTAATTCTTTTACTTCTTCATCATCGTATTGTAAATCAATCAATGCATCTTTCAATGGTATAACATCTGCACTTGGTTCAGGAAATACATTTTGTATTGTCATAAAATTTAAACCAACTTGCTCTGCAATATCATTTCGAATACCTATGAAGATAACTCTCGTTCTTGTTTGAGATACACCATAGTTCTTACTATTCATTACTTGCGAACAAACATCATAACCAATATTCTCAAATTCATTTATAATTTTATTGTAATATTCTTTTGCCTCACCAATCGTTAGACCTGCCACATTTTCTGCAACAATAACTTTTGGTTTGATATCTTTTGCCACTCTTAGAAACTCAAAGAACAAGTCTTCGATGTTTTCAACCATCATACCATCTGAATACTTTTTAGTCTGTCCCCAACCATCTGAATGTTTACCACCCGTAGAATGTGACAGTTTACCGGCCACAGAGAACGCTGAGCAAGGAGGAGACCCGTCTAGTATGTCAATGTCTGTAGTTCCTGCAATGTCTGTAAAATCTTTCGCTGTGAGTTTCTTAATGTCACCAGGTAGAATAGGGGTGTCTGGATAGTTCTCTTTGTATGTATTTTGTGCTTCTTCTACAAACTCATTAATACACAATATCTTACCACCTGCCAATCGATAACCAGTTGACGACCCACCACCACCAGCAAATGTAGAGATTACATTAAACTTGTTTTGTGATGATGCCTCGTTGACATCTTTTAAATTATATGGTTTATACTTACTCAAAAAAACTCTCTATTGTATTCATACCACTTGCATCAACTTTCCAATTGATTGCCTCTAAGATAAACTTCAATGGTTCGAAGAATGACTTTTGGAATTGTGTTTCATAATCAATTACAGAATGAAAGTTAAACTGTGGTGGTAGTTTTGTTAGAAACGAAATCACGTTTGTTTGATGTGTGTTTGGTTTTCTTAACAACACATATTTAATTTTATCACCTTCTTGTATTTCTTGGAATCTTGTTAATAACTTTTTCTCATGTAGTATATGATTATATATCAAACTACCTTTGACGTGCATTGGTGTTGACTTTCTAAAGATAGAGTTTGAATCCATATACTTCTTTAGACCTTTTACTGATCTAGGAAATGCAATCTTCTCAGCAGGCATGTGTTCAAACTCTTGTCTGAAATCATTTACAAATGTTCTTAGTTCTTTTTCTGATTGCGACATAATAATATTTAGCGCTTGTTTAATCTTAGATCGACACACTGCAGGTGTAGAAGATTTAACAGCCTCGATGCCCATAATCTTTAGTTGTGGTTCTGCATACTGAACACCTTCACTATTATGTACATTTAAAATATATCTTTTCTTCGCTGTCCATATACCTTTGTCTGCGATTACTTCTCGTTTCATAAACATTTTCTGTTGATAAGCATTCATGTATTCTGCTAGTTCAGCATAACAAGTATCGATATATGGTTCAACCTTTTCTTCACAAAACTTGTCTAGTGCTTTTACAACTTTAGTTTTATCTAAGTTATCGCCTAGTCTTTTTACAAGACCTGACATATTAATATAAATTGAATCTGTATCTGAGGCAATAATATAATCTTTATCTTTTGTTTTCAGTAAATGATTTAAATAAGCATTCATCTTATTTTCAATCCATCGAATAGCCAATTGACCAGAAGTTGTTATTGCCTCTGCCTCTCTGTGATCATAGTATCTAAAATATTGATTACCAATCGCACCATAGGCTGAGTTCAATGAAATCTTTTTAGAAAACTGTATGATATGATATTTTGCAATATCATTTAATAATTTTTTGTTCTTTGTTTGTTGATATTCTTGTTGTGCTTGTATCATTAATTTTTTATACTTCACACGGTCGTTGTATTCTTTCTCTAACATCTCAGGTAGAAAACCTTGTTTATCAGTTTTATACATTGTGCCATTGGCTGCAATTGCGATGTTATTATCTTTGAGTTTAGATAGATTATATTTCTTATCTAATAGTTTGTCAATCTTCAAATCACTTTGAGAGTTTATGATAGTCTCTGGTGAAATATTATATTGCATAATCAAATGTGGATACAGTGAGTTCAAGTCAAAAGACACAACCCATTCATGCATACCAACTTGTGGGTCTTTAACATATGCACCAACAAGATCAGTAGAACCCTTAGACTTTTGTTTAAGTGGTGGTATAATATTTTTAGATTTAAGATGATTATAGATTAGACAATCCCAAGTTCTAACCTGTGAATAGATGTCTTCGTAATTTACTTTAGCATTATATGCCATTGTAATACACAGTTCAATCAGTTTTAGTTTTTTCTCTAGTTCATCAACTAGTTCAACGTCAACAATATTATAATCTACAAACGATTGATAGTCATTTGTATACCATTCTTTAAATGTTTCAAATGGGTTCTCATCTTTCTTTTTGCCAAGTTCAACTTCAGCAATATGATCTAGTTTAAAACTCTCATGGTTTTTTACTGTAAGTTTTTTATACAAATCCATGTAGTCTAATTGTGCAACACCAAGTATTGAAAATCTTGCAAGTGTCTTACCCATCATTTCGATTGGATCAGATCGAACAACATTCCATGGTGAAAGTTTTCTAACATCTCTCTCACCCATTAGATTAATAATTCGATTACACATGTATGCCATATCGAATAGTTTACTATTCCAACCAGTGATAATGTCAGGACAATTGTCTTGCCAGAATTTTAGAAACTCATCGAGCATATGCATCTCAGAGTTACAACGAACAAAACTTACATATTCTTTTTTTACAGTATAGTCATCTGTGCCCCATACTATAATTTTACCATTGTTATGATTTTTGATTGTGATACAAAGTATTTCTTCGGATGCATCTGCAGGATCAGGAAAACCTTTTTCACATGCAACCTCAATATCGATTGTGAAGATTTTAATTTTCTTTAAGTCGTATTCAATAGAACCAGGGTAATAATCAGACATGTACTGATAATTAAAGCGTTCCATGCCATAGGCGAATCCATGATGACCTTCATACCTTTGAATAAATTCTTTAGCATCTTTTATACTCTTAAACTGTTTATTAATTAGATACTTGCCATCTAAAGACTTGTATCTAGTTTTATCTTTGTATAAATGATATAGTGTCGGTTGATAATACAATCGATCATCAAATCGCTGACCTGCTTGTATTCCCCTTACAAGTATTTCATTACCATACTGTACTACGTTCGTATAAAAATCAATCAAGGTATTTGTACTTCAATTCCATCATGTTCATCGTGTAGTATAACTTGACAACCACAACGACTTTTGGTTTCATTATATTTTTCAACATACTCTAAGACAGTTCTTTCAGGACCATCTTCATCAACAGGTTCTATTTTATTTATCCATGCATCATCTACGTATACATGACAAGTTCCACAAATGGCACTGCCACCACAAACAGCTTCGATGCCAGGAATGTATTGTTTGCTAGAATGAAATCTTGCAGCCTCCATGACCGAAGTATCTGCAGGTACATCCACTGTTTCAATAATAGAACCTTGTTTATCTTTGAAAGTTATCTTAGGCATTTAACATCCTCATTATAACAGGTTTAGACTTAAAAGTCAAGGGTTAAGTATCGTTTTTGTCTTCTTTTTCTATATAATCTGATAGAACAAATTTTCTATTTGGATTTACTGCAACTCTGAATAAAGACAATAAGTCTCTGTTAATTAGAATAGTGGATTTGGCATCCTGACTTGTTAGACCAAATGGTGTCTTTGGATACACTCTGTTGTTGAATTTAATATCTATCTCAACGATTGGTCTTGTCTCTTTCATAGTCACATGTTCTGGACTAGAGATGCCGATAACTTTGTGTTTGAATTTTTTACCTTTGTATTCCCATCTTGCTACTTTGCCATCGTGTTCTAATTTGTCTACTGCAAACATCGATGCTTTTGTTCCATTACCTGTATCAAACTTCGCACGTATTGGACCAACTCCATCGATTTCAATTCTTTCGATGTAACCACTTTCAAGTTGGAACGATGGTTTTCTTCTATTTGATTTTTGAACATACTTCATAATATTAGTCATAATACCTTCATTAGACATACTCTCACTTGGTGTCTGTTGTTTGATATTATAACCCATGTAATTAGAACCAAAACCTGGTGAACCATTACATTCTAAAACTAACAACTCCCCGTCCACAATACAATGGTCAACACCAACTAGTGTTGTACCTGTGGCTCTAGCTGCAAGTTTAACTAATTCTATTTCATTATCATTAAGTTTGTATGGTGCTGTTTTTGCACCCATGTGTCTGTTCGATCTAAAGTCTGCCTTTGGTCTAGTTCTTTTTGTTGAACCAACAATCTTGCCATCTAAAACTAGTGTACGAACATCGAAATCAAACTTTTTAAATTCTTGTATAATTAACTCTGCACCAAACTTCCATAGTGATTGTATAACTGATACTAAAGATTCTCTGTCTTTAACAATCGATACACCAATACCTTGTGTACCAGTCATTGTTTTAATAATTACAGGAAACTTACCACCAATTCTTTCATGTGCATCGTCAATACTTTTTTCATTCGATACAATTGAAGTTCTTGGTACAGGAATATTATTTCTTTCAAACGCAAGATAAGATGTCATTTTGTTATTACAAGTTAACATACCATCTCTGTCGTTTAACATGAACGCACCTGAACGTTCAAAGGAAGATAACAATGCCAAACCTACTTCGTTCTCAATTGCACCTGCACGAGCAAACACAACTGTACGTGAAGTATCAAAGTCTACATCTGTACCTTCGCCATCAATATTTGAAACTGATAATGTTTGTTTATCTAAATCTGATTGTTGAACCCAAGCATCTTGGATTGATATAAGATGACACTCAATTTTTAATTTATCACATACACCTTTTAGAATATTACCAAAGACTACAGGATTCTTTGTAATCTTATTTGTAAGTATTGCTACTTGAATATTCTCAGTGTCTTTATCTTCTTTGATAAAGTCTCTAAACTTGGGTGCTCTCATTTGATTGCTCGTCTTCTTTTTTCTTTCCGATGTTATATTTCGTCTCTAAATTCCATTCGTGCTTGTCTTTGAATGCTATAACTTTAATTTGACTTAGTGGTGCTTTGTTTCCAATAGCACTTACTACTTCAACTAAATTCCAATCAGATAATAACTGAGCAATCGTATTTCTTCTTTCGATATCGTTGTCTGAAATGTTTGCACTCTTGCCATCTAAAGCAAACAACTCTTTGAAATGTACGATAAAATATCTACCTTGTTTGTGTAGTATGTGACACGATTGAAATAATTTCTTTTCTTTTCTACTAGCAACTCCGATTCTTGTTAAAGTCTCTCTAACTTTTAAAAAATCATCTGGTGCTTTTAACTTGACCTCCAGCATACTTTCTGGCGACCATTGTAAATCTTCACTCATCTTTTTCTCCCACCGATTTCCATAATCGATTTAATCTTCTTAATTTGTTCACTATCCAGTATACTCAAAGCCTGTCTTGCTTTCTCATACGTATAGCCATAATATTTTTTGACCACATCAATATTAGCAATATTAGACTTATACCATTTGCTAAATCTTTTCTTCGGTCTAACAATATTTATATAAAAGTTAAACTGCATATCGTTGGGAAGATGGTGTAAACCATTCATTATGTTCGCTTCAAGCAATGTATCCACGTGATATGACATACATTTGTTCACAATGAAGGCAGGATATTTCTTTTTCCATGCAGGATCGTCTGAATCCATTAACCTTTCTTTTGTATTATTAATGGCGTTCAGATAGTCTGATAGTTGATAAGGTTTCTTCTCTTTAGGTTGCATTACGTGTCCACCATTTGTCTAGTAAGTAATACCAGAAACCATTTAGTAAAGGTTCTATTAAGGCAACACTTCCTGCTTCCCACCAAGTCGCTGTTGTCATCATTCTAACAACCATCATACTAATAAGTACGTGACCAATTGTATATACAAATGCTCTGCCACCTGATGTACTCGCAATGAGTTTAAATATTCCGTTCGTAAATTCTGGTTTAAAAGTCATAATCTAATTTCTCCAAATCTTTCTTATACCTTTCTTCGACTATCTTTCTAGCCTCAGTAGTATAATGTGGTCTATAGTCTGTGAACATTTTATGCTCACGTGCGTTAATCTGTGGTAGTCTTTCATATAATCCAAATCGTTTAGCAATATATGACCAATCGACATTTAGATTTTCATATCTACCAACATAGTCTAAAGCATTTACGTCTAAAAATTCTGTCTGTAAAAACTTCAATGAGTTGTTGCCAGGGAAATGTTCAGATTGTAGAAACTCTTCCAAAGAACCTAATTCATGTCTGGACTTTTCCCAATAACTTGCAACCAAGTCAAATGGATTTCTTACAAAACTAAATTTAAAATAATGATTGAATATCGTGTAATCAATATGAGACATGACACGATGCATATATCCATCGTGGTGAAACATGCCTTGCCAACCCTCGTTCATCACAAGACCATTTAAATTATGTTTGTAAGTACAATGTGGTGCCAATGCATATGTGATTGAACTACCTGCTGTTTTCGGATTATGAAAATACAGGATTTGTTTATCTTCACATACTATCATTTAAATTTACACTCACCCATTATCTCTGTTAAACAAGCAATCATATTGATTTCCTGATCTGCAACAAAGGCTGATTGATACATGTATTTAGCAAGTACCATAATCATAATCGGTTGTGTTTTTGGATCTACAAACTCTGACAAGTTAGAATAGATTTCTTTATACAACTGATTAGGATCCTTGTCTATATTATCTATAACCCATTTTCTTAACGTTACAAAATCTTTCTTCTTCAATAGTTTTGCAAGGTCTTTGAAACTTTGTTCAGATAATGAAACAAGTATACCAGTATCTATTTTACCAGATACAGAATACCTTTGTAATTCGTTGATAGTTCTACGAAAATCTGGATAATGTTTAATGATTAATTCTGCCAGAACCTTATCATCATAATCAATCTTCTCATTATCAAGTATTGCTTTTAGTCTCTTGTGGAAACTACCAGCAATCTTTTGTTTATCTTTTTTCTCAGTTCTAAACGTGATCACAGTACACCTTGAATGTATTGGTGCAATGATCTTGTTTATGAAATTACAAGTAAAGATAAACCGACAATGTTTAGAAAATGTCTCTATGAAATTTCTCAATGCAGGTTGCACTGATTCTGGATTCATGTAATCTGCTTCGTCAATGATGACGACTTTAGGACCAGATTCACTCAACGATACTGTCGATGCAAAGTTTTTGATATTATTTCTAACAGTATCAATCGAACGACCTTCATCGGAACCATTCAATATGATATAGTCACAACCTAGTTCTTCGCACAAGGCACGAGCAACTGTTGTTTTGCCCGTACCTGCTGTGCCTGATAACAATAAGTTAGGGATTTCCCCTTGTGAAAGAAACTTTTTAAATGTCTCTTTTAGACTATCTGGTAGAATACAATCATCTATTTTGTGTGGTCGATACTTCTCAACCCACAGAAAGTTGTCATTCTCTTGCATGACTAACCTCCGTATTTAGATGTTTGTTCTAATGCAATCCAGTATTCGATATTTTTACTTCTATGTTTGAAGTGACTAATCAGAGATTTAGAAATCTCTACATCATAATCACCATCAATCAATTTAAAGTTTTCTGCTTTAAAATGAAAAGTAAAATTCGCTGGAGCATTTTCTCCTACCTTTACTTTGTAATCGTTTGACGTTGAGTTTTTACTATCAACTGCTTTCAAAAAGATGTCGCCACCTGTTTCAGCTGTAACAGTAATATCAGGCAACTGCATAACTGCCGATGCCTTTTTGACTTTTGCCAAGTCTGTTTGTGTTAGTGTAAAAGAAACATCAACTGGAGGCATCTTAATATCCTTCGTTGGTGAAACTAATACTGATGGGTCACTGAAATAATAATTGGTACTTGTTGAAATACCTTCTTCATTGATCACCATATTTTTTTCATCGAATGTCAACACAGGTTTTTGGAATAAACCAAGTGTACCTAAGAACTCGTGCATGTCATAGATACCTAACTCCTGTGGAAATTCTTCTTCGATCTCAGCCTTTGCCAAGATGTTCTTCATAGTAGAAATTGTTGACAACTTCTTACCAGGATTAATCAAAAGGTTCTGATTAATCTCAGCAAAGTTTTTCAAAACTTCTTTAGTGCTTTCACTTATCTTCATTATTTTCCTCACTTGTTATCAATAGTATAATGTAATGAATGGCCTTGAATAAATCTTTTTTATTCTTACCACCTTTTTTGCCATACCTGGCAAGATATTTCATCGCATTACCACGACAAAAATCTGATGCAATCCCTATTGATTGAAATAGGTCTTGTACTTGTATGTCTTTATGAACATAATGTTGTCCATATGTTGATTTGATGTAGTCTTTAACATCATTCAATATCTTATCTTCATTATATTTAAAACTCATATGGACTCCATTATATCAGGTTTATTATTTTTTGTCAAGGGTTCTTTTATAATCATTCAGATTCATCGTTCCCATGTCTCTATTGTGTGATTTTCTAACCATTACCATATTCTCACGTGTAGATTGTCCACCGTGATGATGTGATATAATATGGGCTGCTTCTGCATCCTCATAATTTAGGTCTAGTCCATCGACACCACATTTATAATCTTGCAATGCTAATTGATCTGTCTTCTCTTTATGAGTATATGATCTCTTAGGGTCTTGTAAGATTACATTTGATTTGATATCAAACTCTTGCAACAACCATGTTACAGTTTGTTTAATCTTTTTCTCGTGGTGTGGCGCACCAAGATACTTTGTAAATGCCTCTGGTATAAGTCTAGCAGAGTTGTCAAAGTCAAAGTCAACTTTGTCATCAGCATATTTACCGTTCTTATCTTGTAGAATTGCTAATGCTTTTCTATAAGACTTGATAAATTTCTGATAGTCTTCTACTCTAAACTTACCATAAGTATCAACCATGTGATAGTATAAGAAAGACAGCATCTTAAAATCTTGCTGTGTTATACCATGGTTTTCTATAGTCTTTTTTGCCACTGCACAATTCAATAGAAAGTTTAAATGGTCTTTTACTTTTTCACTTACAGTTTTTACATCTACGTCTTCCTCGTACATGTTCTCTAAGTCATCATCACTAGACGGACCTAAAAGTTTTGGTTGTGTGTGTCTGTATACGATACGAGCAACCAACTCCTCAGTTTTAAGTCTAGCATTGTTAAAGTGTAAGTATTTAAACTTGGCTTCTTTACCAGCAACTTGTGAGTAATCAAACAATTCATGTATTGTATTATTCACACCTTGTACTACTCTTACTAATTCTCTAATGTAATTAGCAATTGGTAAGTCACCATATGAGTTAAGCATTTCCATATGATT